CATTATGCAATCGCCTCCATATGGATGTGGCTCGGTAGCTCTCCATAGTCGCGCTCAACCTGCTTACGATGAATCATCTGGTCGGAAAGATAGTCGGCGGCATCATAGAGACCAAAGCGCATTGCAAGAACATGCAAGTCGCCGAGTTGCTCATTCAGGCTCTCCTGAGACTGGTTTGCCGCGACATCGTTCATCACACGTTCGGTGTCAGATCGTAGTCGGTTCCAATCATCGTATCTCATGACCACAGCATAGCGTATCGAGCAGCGTATGTCAAGGAGCTTCTACAAACCGCCGAAAAACCCAACAAACATAAGGCATATGGCCGTCTCGATGGCCGTTAGCCGCACGACTTCCTGCCATGTAAGTGCAGGTTCCCAGGACCGCCAGAGACCAAGTAGCTTCCTCATGTCCGTCTCCTGATAGCGGGTCCTGGCTTTCGCAAATCAGGTCTCGGTATCACATCGCCAGGAAAATGCCAAGCCGTGACGCCATGAGGCTGAAGTGGTCCTGCCTCTGATTGAGGACCTGCATAGTACGTATTTATCATACCTGTAATCGGGTCCACGCCAAGAACCTCGCCGATGCTGTTCATAGGCACGGTCTTAGTCTGTCCACCATTCAATCCCACGGTCGTACCCACATCCTCATTCTTCAATTGTACCAAATCGCCGTTCACAAACTGTTGTTCGGCGCTTTGTCTGATAGATGAAAAGGTGCCACCTGGGCTCTGAATCGGGTTGAGAGGCGTTTGAGGCTTTTGGCCTGGCACCGAAACTGGATTGATTGCTGGTTGCAAAGCGGGGTCCTGCGGATATTGTGGGATAAGCGATGGCGGTTCAGGAGCTTGTCCAGGAACAGGTCCAGTTGAAGGCGGCATCGGCGCTTGCTGATTTTGCATACCCTGTTGTTGCGGTCCTGGAGTACCTGCTGGAGGAACCATACCTGTACCTCCTCCTGGTACTTGAGCCATACCTGGAGTTGGTTGCGGAGCGCCTTCTTGTACTGTTGCAGGAATAGCTCCTGCTCCTCCTTGCGGTTCTTGCGGACCTTCTGCGCCTGGTTCGTTTTCTTCATCAAGCGGAAGTGATTGTGAAAGCCAGAACATCGCTAATATATGCGCGCAGGGTCTTCCCTCAAATCGCTTAAATTGCCTCGTTCGCTGCCACGCGAATTGGTCCCACAAGCATGTACAAGACCAGAGGGAAATCGCTTTGTTATTTGGGTCAAGTCTTTGGATTTCACATTCATAATCTCCATGGTCACCAGACACATGACCTGCAATATACTGAGCACTATTACGAAGAATGTGTACTTTACCAGTTTGTATTAAACGCTTAGCCTTTGCTTCGATGTCTTGCCAACTAGCATAATGAGCGCCAGCAACCTTCGATAAAGACTCATCCATTTCCTTCACCAATTGCGTATCAGAATGATCCCAATCGAGCGAGTATTGAGCGCGCTTTATTCCATGGCCCTCTATTTGCGCTTCTACGATTTGACATGCATATAGACGGTCTAATGGAGTGCCGCCAGAGGCGAAAATATGAGCGACTCCTGGGGTTGTAGGAAACCAACCTGCCTCTACATTACCAAGCTTCATCGTCCGCTCTGGTAGTTTTGGCGGCTCGCTTGCAAGTGCAACGCGGTAGTAATCTTCCTCAAACGAGGCATTATCCTGAGACGAGATTACGTTTGACCAATTCATTGCACTCATTATAGCGTGGATTTCGTATGCTTCTTCTCCCAATCATCGCATACTTGGTCTTCACGGACTTTATAGCCGCCAAACATTTGGCAATGACCTTTTTTATACGCATCACAATTGCCACAATACTTCTTATCGCTTGTTGCGTTACGTAGATGCGGTGGCTTAGTGGGAACATCTGTATGTGCTATGTACTCGCCCGAATAATCAGCAATTTGAGGTATTAGTCCGCGCTTGAAAAGGAACTTGTATACCAAATTGCTCTCTGCTGCATCCCCCTTATTCTTCTTCATATCTCTCTGACGCTTTTTGTGAATCTGATGCCAGAGCATTATTGCCTTGTCTGGCTCGTAGCGTAGCAAAGTTTGCATCTTGTCCGCTTGCGCTAATGCATAGGCGTAAAAACCGCCCTCTTCTGCTGCGACATCATAAACGCGATTTCGCTCAGGGGGTACTATCCATTTGTTTGTATCAATGCTGTATGCCGACCTTAAACCAGGCTTGTACAAATCGCTTGGTTTTATCCCCTCCATTACAACAAAGTCCTGCATTGGGAATTGAGTCCCAGGCAGCATGCGTCCGTCCATCTTCTCGACCATGAGAGCAACCATCTCGGCCCTAGACCATTCGGGGAACTTAACAGAGTCTACAAAGAGCGAAACGTCGATATCGCTGTCGTTAGAGTATTGATATGTACAAATACTGCCCGTAAGACAAAGTGTTAGCCATTCCTCTAACGATGTATATCCCGCCGTTTCAAGCGTGTGATAGATTTCTTTGAGAATCCAGTGCCTATGACCTGGCTTTAGTTCTGGTGAATCGGATGCTGGATTATTGAAAACCAAGGGCGACAATTCATTGTGTACCTCATCCAGGATATTTGAGCGACGCGCAAGACCCTGGAGATTCTGTGTTTGTGCCTCTTGTGGATTAGTGATATATGTACCCTCGGGGTAACGCTGTTGGTACCCTTGAGTAGGCCCTCCCTGCGCATAGCGTTGCTGCCACATATTTAGGTACTCATTTTCTAGACGTTGGCGGTCATTTGGATTACCGCTATACGAGTCTTGTGCAATCAGATGGTCAACCAACTCGGGGTCTGGCTGGTCAATAGGAGAAAGATGGCCAAGACCATTTTTGTCAAGCGCGTGTTGTGTTAATCCATATGCCGTACGTTTATTTCCGTTTGCGAATGTTTGGTTACCAGCTATGCGCCAACCCATCTTGGCTATAGCTTGCGCGTAACGAGCCGCGTCGTCTGGCTCAGGGTCATAGGCGTAGTGATTCTGTGCCGAACCAATAGCGCTCTCTAACTCATTAGGCTTCAGTATGCCGCCCCACTCGGGGCTATCTCCAAAGATTTGGTGATAGTCGCCTATCGCCTGCTTATTGAGGTCAACGGCCTCTTGTGTCGTCGGCCAATACGGCTCGTCTATCTCAGCGCCCTGTGAATCGCTTTGCCTTGCTTTTTGTGGAAGGTACGAAAAGACTGCGCTGGCGTCATTCCTTTGCTCTTGACTGGCGAAGCGCCAAGAAGTTTGCGAGCCGTCTTGATTTGTGAGGTTAGCTTGTTCATTCATTTCTCCCTAATTATAGCGCAGTACTACTGCCACTCCCAAGGATGAACCCATTTATCGTCAACCTTGTACAGGATGGTTGGAGTACCATCATCCCAATTTGTACCGTTGAATGTCACATCATCGAACTTGTATGCCGCCCATGTTTCGGTAGAGTCATTCTTTCGATTTAGATAAAACGGCACAAACCGAGTACCGTTCTTGTCTTGCAGTACCTGCGCTCTCACTTTTTCGCGTCCTTTTTGTGAACTATCATAGTACCATCAGCATTCTTTATGCCAACGCATAATACCTTTGGCGGAAGCTTTTTGCTTTTATCGGGAATAAATAAAATGGATTTCATCATCCCTTCTTTCTCAGTTCCCATGAACCATGTAGTTCATCAACCGTATGCCAATCAATATCAAACTTGCAATCTCGTTCGCGGTCGGCAAGACCCTCAGTAGCAATGGTGCCAAACACATGGCTGAGTCTTCTACCACCAGTTTGGGTGCCTAATGTTTCGGCGGTTCCTACGCGCGTATTGTCTATGTATACGTTATACTTCATCATCCCTCCTAGGGAAGTGAATTAATATACTCTTGCGTTAAGGATAACAGCTTCTCGCGCGAATTGCTAGTGGGGTCCTCTACTACGCGAGATGTCAAGATTTGCAGCACTTTTCCTACGTCAGGCCCAGGACGCATCCCGAGCTTGAGAAGGTCATCTCCATTGACCGCAAGGGCCGATTGAGACGTAGGCTCGCCTGCAATACGAACCTGCTCTACAAGGTCGCGCATTGTCGATACAGGAGTCCGATACGATGTGTCTGTTCCTTTACCCTCCGTATCCGCTTCACGTAGCGTCAGAAGGTCATCGGCCGCATCTCCATAGCGATTTAAGAATCTACGTGCGCCCTTTGGACTCGAAAATGCGGACCACATATGGCTTGATATCAGATTGTGTATATTGCGGATTTTCGATACGGGGTAGTTATATGTTTCTCGCAGGCGCGACTCAGCTAGGTCTGCGCCAATCTTGGCGTGGTCTGCGCCAACAGGTAGACCATCAATTACCCCTGCATAGAAATGCTGCTGGCCTGTCCTTTGGTCGGTCCATGCCGAAGATGGCTTCCCCGTATCGTGCAGAAGCGCAGCCAACCTCAAATCGGGGTCTTGGGTTTTCTGCGAAATCTCGTCAAGCACATTGACACTATGCTCGCCAAGCGTATACCTGTGGTGGATGTTATTCTGTTGGAAGTTCCAGTTAGACTCCAATTCTGGGAACAGATATTTGAGTACTCCCGTTTCATGAGCCAACCGTATTGCCCCCGCAGGATTAGGACTTACCAGAAGCTTCTCAAGCTGTTGCTTTAGTGCGTCAGGTGACTCTTGACCCAAGCGAGAGGCGTGTTCCTCCATCTCCTTGCGTGTCTGCTCGTCGGGAATAAGCCCGTGTCTTGAGGCCGCAGTAAGAGCCCGTATGAGGCGGGTAGGGTCCTCGTCGAATGAATTGGGGTGGGTTGTTTTGAGTGTATGTGTCTCGACATCAGATGCTCCTTGGTATGGGTCTATCAGTTTACCAGAATCTAGGTCAACCGCCATACTGTTGATTGTGAAGTCCCGCCGTAGTAGGTCTTGCTCAACTGAAAGACTATGGTCAACCTCGATTTGTCCTGTACCCCGAGTTCCGCCTTCCTTGTAGGTATCGGTGCGCGGTAATGCTACCTCGACTTCTTGTCCTTTAGTGAAGTAACGATAAACTCCGAAGCGTTTTCCTGTAAGATTGACGCCGCCTGCAAGATGTTGCAGGATATTGTGTACATCCTCGGATGGCAGTCCTGATACCATCAAGTCGATATCCGTTGGTTCCTTTCCCATCAAAACATCGCGTACCGCTCCGCCTACGACGTAGACCTTGCCGCCAGCCGCTTTGAGCGCCTTGGATGCGTTCCATACGGCGGCGTTTGTGCCAGCTAGGACCTTGACAAAATGTGCGGCCTCGGCGGCCGATAAGCGTCTCATATTCATTAGGGTCTAGTTTAGCAGTCTATTGGCAAATTAGCGACCTTCTTCTCGTTCATGAAAATGCCGTAGATATTTCAGCTCTGCTTCCATAGTATGGAGGAGTTCAATTTTTTGTTGATATTCCTGAGTTGTCATCGGACCAGGATGCGCTGGGCAGCGATGGCATTCTTCCTCTATTTCTTTTGTTTCTTTTTCTATTCCCGTTTCGACGGTTTGATTGGATGCTGATTCCTCTTCGTGTGACTTTTTTAGCCCCTTGGCTTGTTCGATTTCCGCAGGGGTCGATGAGTGTAAACCGCTTGGGCTATTGCTACCGCATCCCGCCAAAGGTACGATACCCAAAGCCGCTGCGCAAAGGAGGGTTAGAGTCTTTTGTAGTGGTTTCATACCCGCAGTCTAGCACATCCTATAGCACAAGTCAAGCCGCCCTAAATACGAACATATGTTCGCCTAGCTAGGCGACTTTTTGAGATTCGCCAGACGGACTTTCCAATTCGAGCGATGTGATCTCTAACCCAGGATGCGAATGGTAGAACAATTGCATTAAGTGGTACGTCGAGAACGGGATGGTCGTGGTTGTTTTTATGACCATACGGCCCCCAGGTTCGTACAGGCCCTCGCAGACTCCGTTTGGAGTCCAAGTAGCACCCTCTCCTTGCGGCATAACATCATGCGCGTTCATGCCTGGATGCCCCATCACAAGTTGGTCTTTTTCCACGTCGTAGACGAAAGGAATAGGCGACTGCAACAAATCCTTTCCTTCTTGGCTTCCTGCCGCCTCAAATTGCCACCCTTTTGGTGTTACAATACTCCAATCATCTTGTTGTTTCGTACTTCCGATTAGGGGAATGGCCGTTGGTACCGATTGGGTACCAAAACCTAGCGGCTCGTCCAGAGGTCTTATGGTAGGAAAGTGACCGTCATCAATAGGCTGCATCTCTGGGTCTTGGTGATTCTTTGTATGCATCTGATAAGCTTTGAAATCGGACAGAATCTCGTTGCAATATGGACATGTCATCTCTCCCTGCGGCTCTCCTTCGAAAGCTTTTCCTGGGTCGGCTTCAGGATTGCCCTTGTCGTACTGCTGTATCCACTCCTTGTTCTTTATTTTGTCGTTCATATCGCCGCCGCCAGGATAGGAGGCGATACGATTCTCTGGTCCTTCTATAAACTCTGGATTAGGAACTGGATACTGAGTAACCCACGAACCCTCCTCGGGGTCGGGTAATAATGTAGTCATATCACGAGGAGGAATGCGCCATATATCATGCGATTGTCCAGTTTTTTGCTCCATCCATTGAGCTTGGTTTCGAGCATCCTCTAAGGTTGGATGACCATATATCCCTTCGGGATATGTCTGCTCCTCATCAAAGGTCCATATTGGATTGAGATGAGGTTGAGATGGTTGTAGTCCATGCGCCCGAATCCGTTCTCTATCACTTGTAGGGGCAGCATGATAAGGCTCATTTGGCATCCCTTGCCATTCGGGGTTTGGATTAGATACATAGTCTCCTGCTATACGATAACCGAAGTCGGCAGCCCATTCTTCTAAGCCATCAAGCGCAAACGGATTAGGCGGCTTATCAAAATGCGCTATGCGGGCCTTTACCTCAATCTTATTGTCACCCTCCCAAAAAGGATGCCTACTGAGCTTTAGCTCTCCATCGCGCCATCCATACCAATAAGATTTCTTCGGAAGGAAATCGTCATGAATTGGATTTCCTGTACTATCGACCAAACCTCCGAAGTCCCAATTCTGAGCCTTAGAAAACGCCTTCATCCTCTTTACAAGACCTTGTAAACCGATATTACTCTCGACGCTCCAAAGCGCATCTTTGCCTTGGAGGTTGATATGTCCTACGGCCATCGGTCCCTGATAGTCTGGTCGTATACCAGCGTTCTGAGCCATCTGTTGATGGTCTTCAGATGGAGATACTTTAAATTCGCCATTGGCAAAAATAAACTTTAGCTCCTTTTCAACGGGTTCCTCCATTGAGAGATTGAGGTCATCTACAATGGGACTATGGAAGTCGCGGAAATTGAAATCCTCAATCGCTTGCGGTCCTTCTCCAGGATATGCGTCAGAGCCCGAGCCGCCTGATTCGGCAAGCTTAGGATTTTGAAGTGGCATTTTCACGCCTCTTTATAGACGCCTGCGCGAGCTTCTCTATTTGGTCACTATCACAGTACGGGCAAATTGCAATCTCGGAGTGATACCGCATGGTATAACTGGGAAGTCCAATAAGCACCTTTGGGGGTTTTCCAATCTTTTCCCATCGCTCCTTACAACTCTCGCATACATCGCCAGGTTTCTGAAAACTCGAATCGCTCATGCGCTCTCTTGGTCTTTCTGTTGTTCAATCACGCCAGCCAGAGTTGTATCTTGCATAGAGGCCAAAAGATGAGCAAGTTGTGACTGTAGAATTAACGCATGTTCGGGCTCTTTAGCCGCGTGAAAAACGCGAGGGATAACCAGCGTAGGAGCGCCAGGCATATCTAGATGCTCTAGCGCAATGACCAAATAAGCTGGAGAATTGACCACAGACTCGATAGCCTGTTCGGCTAGATTTTTCCACTTCTCGGAATCATCTTCTGACTCCACAACATCAGCTTTCGTAGGAAAATCGGGCGAAGGAGATGTAGTTTGCGCAGTCGGCTCTTTCATAGCTCCAAATAGGGCTTTCACGAAGTTTTCGGTAATCTCCTTGACCGTATCTTCAAGTTTGTCTGGTTGATTTTGTTGTATTATCTCATCCATTTCACTATCTACCGCCTCGAAGTGGTTTTCGAATGTCCATCCATTCTCCGCTCCATTATAAGACCAATCGTTAATTTTATCCCACTCAATAAATACCTGTCCGTATCCGTACTTATCACATTTACGCTTTCTAACCCAACCAGTATTTCCAACCCTTCCAAGTCCATTATAGAACGATGAGTCAATACCGTCCTTTAACTTGACGTAAGCACCAACAGCGAATTGTCGTTTAGGATTATCCATTCACTGATTATATATCCGTTGGTGGCTTCAAGTTGGGTTTAGAGGCCCCCGCAGCTTGAGTATCAAATACTTTAGCAAGCCTCTCTCCTGCGCTTATTGAACCTCCTCCCGCTAAACGACCCTGTTGAACAATTGCGCTATTGAGCGCATTCACAATCTTGATAACCGTATGTCCTAAGAAGAAGACCGCAAGCCCTAACCATAGCGTCGTCGCGTAGCCTAGAAAGAAACTACCTAACGCAAGACTCGTCAAAGTGATGTCTGAAATGATTGCTAAAAAGAAACCGAATATGTAGTCGTAAGCATATCCAGGAAACTCCTTGAAAACGTCAAGCACTGTTTGGTCTTTTGTTTGATTCATCATATCTCCTTATCGCAAATAACGGTATATCGCATCTCGTAAATCAACAATTGCATCCTCGTCTACAAATCCGCCTCGATGATGTACAAGGTCATTGAGGGTCTGATACCAATCCTCTAACTCGGAATAAGATGGACCAGAATAAGGGTCAAGTGGCTTAGCAGCCGTACGAGATATAGCGACTTTCTCAACTCCAGGGGTCGGAAAAGGTACAACCCCAGGGGTCGGAGGGGGTACAAATAACCGCTCCTGCTCCTGCTCGAAACTACTCTTCTTCGGAAACTGACTCATTGTTATCCTCCTCGTCTAGTAGACCAAGATAACCTGCTAGTGTCGTATACGAACGCTCAAGTCGTTTTGTTAGTTTACTTTCTTGTGGCGTTAATAAGCCACGTCGATAACTCTCAGCCAAATCGGTTGCTTGAAAGTAACTCAAAGCGTTACTAAGAGCCCAAAAAGTTTCATTTAGATGATATCTAGCTATGGACAGATACTCGACAGAATCATCTTCGACCCCTTGGTCGTCGGCAGTCTCTTGCTCTGGGGCTAGCATTGTAACCACATCCTCAATAACGCTATTCTCAATGCTCATCACTCGCTCCCCTCGTAAGTTGAGTGCTCATAAGCCGTCACAAGCTCTTTAGGCCAAACGTCGCCGCTCTCTTCTCGCTTTTCTCTCTCATAATTCCGTACCACTCTATCCGTGAAATCGAACTTTGCTCCCTCTAGCGAACCTAGTACTTCAGCAATCGACTGATAGCGCAAACCGTGTTTATCGAGATACGCCAAAATCAACTGTTGAAAAGCATATGTGAGGTCGCCAGGAGAATCAACCTGCATTTTACCTATGGTACCAACTCGTCTATCTTCGTTTACGTAGGGCACTTTATCGCTCCTGCTCGGTGTAGAAGAAAACGATACGCTTTTGCATATTCGTCCTTAGTCACTGGTCTTAGATTCGGATATTTTAGCACAGGCAAGCCAAGATGAGGTAAACTTGCCATAAAGACCTCGACCCTGCCACCTTCCGATTTAAACCACCGTGGAAGACAAATGATAGTTTCAATACCTTCATCGGCGATAAGCTTTACATCTCGTGAAAGAAAGTCCCCCCACGTCTCCTTCTTGTGCGTTGTGCTCGGATCGCCGTCTGGCGAAGCCAAACAACGCTTGCGTACCTTCGGGTCATCAAGCTCCGCTGGGGAGATGACCGTCCATCCTTTTTTACGCAAATCCTTTGCCGCAGCATCAAATATCGGAAACGCGAATTGAGGTTGTCCCGTCATGCGGCCAAACAGCCGCACAGATAAGCTGTTGTTGACTCACTGTGCATTGGCATCATCCTCCTTCCGAGCTAAGCTCATTGGTCATCATAATAATAGCAGGCCGTTGGCTAAAGCCAAAGCAACTGTAGCAACGCCGACTCGAAGATTGCCTTCTGCAAAACTCACGACACCGATTAGAGCAAATGCTATTACGGCTACGTATGTTAGCGCGATACGCATTAGATATTTAAATCTTCGTATTGCTCAATGATTTCATGAGCCCAGGATAGCATGTCTTGAGCAGAGCCTCCTGCTGGATGTTTGGATTTGAGACGTAACTCAAGATTCTCAGGGCGATTATCGTTTCGTATAGTGTTCTTATGATGCACCGTCTCACCGGGAAGTAATTGCCGACCAAGTTTATCCTCCATTATCAAAATATGCTCAAGCATATAACGCCCCATATTCGCACGAGGATCATCGGACGCATATACCTTAACATAACCGTCTTTAAGTTGTACTCGACCGCCTTTCCAAGCACCGTGCTTAGGTCCCAATTCAGGTTTGGTATGAAAACATTTAATACACCGTTTAGACTCAGGACGCTTTAGTCCATCACAAGTAGGACAGGGAACCGAAGGACCATGCCGACAACGTTGACAAACGAGATAATGTGGAGCACATGGTCGATTACAACCTTCGCGACACAATTTAGTTGTTGTATCAACCACTAGCGCTGAACTCTTTTTTTAATTGCGTAGCATAGCGATCATCAGACTCGGGATGATTTTCTTCAAAATCCATCAAAGCTAAAGCATGAAAAACGACCGATGAAAGATGATGACATTTCGTCTCCTGATCATACGCCTCGCCCTCCCAAAATTGCGTAGCGTGTCTCATAAGAGCAGCAAAAGATAACGACCAGGCATAACTTTTACGCCAATTGTGATCAGAATACTTACGAGTTCCCGCCTCATAAAGTTCGGCAACCTTATTCATTTGAATCCAAGGAACCAAATCATAACGTTGAGACTTTCGACCCTTCATGCCTCCAGTCTTCTCATCAGTCACGCGAACCTCTGTCTCATCAATACTCATGACGGCAACCCCCCGTGGAAACGGATACGGGGACCTAATTGACTACGCCAACGGAACCACTGATTGTTTGATGGCCACCAATAGAACGAGAATGGGTACCAAGTAACGTAGTAGCCCTTTTTGTTAGGATTTTGTGTCAAGTTGAGTTTAATGCGGTTCCAGCCAACTTCCAATGTCCAGGTATCGTAATAGCGATGGCCGTCGATATAGGGGTTGCCGTATTGATAAGGGTTACCGCGTTTGATTGTTAAAATATTCATATCTCTTTCCTTGACTCAAGAGCATCATTTTCAGCCATTGTAATCCAACCCTTGATATGCCGCAACTCTGTCTGTATAGGATCATGCATATCAAAACGCCCTGGTCCGCTCAAATCATCATTAAGGTCAAAAGCCTCCTTGATAAACTTTGATGCGGGAACATTATTAATTTCCAATTGTTGTCTGCTCATGCGAAAATCTCCTTGAATTCGGCACCACGACCGTCACCGACCCGAACCGATCCAGGTAAGACGCGCATGTGAGTCTTCCACGGCAACGTAGTCATTGTCTCTGGAATATCGGCATCGGCCAAAGCCTTAGCAAGAATTGGCTCTGGGTGATAGTCTACACCAAATGTAGAACCGTATGGGCTTCTACACTCATCCAAAAGTTCCTCAATACCTTTAACCAAAGCCTTTTCAAAGGCGTCAATCTTCTCAGGCGTACAAGCCCTCTCATCTTTCTCGCGACTAAATAACTCGGAGACAAAAGGACTCGAACTATTCTGTTTAATGTTAGCGACAGTACCCTCTTCATGCGCTGGTCCGTTATCAGGCTCAAAACCAGAACGGAGCTTGTCCGCCCACCACTTAGCCCCCACTTGAGCCTCTTTACTTATCGCTTGCTCACTCATGCTGTAACCTTTCTCGTAGAATAGAAACAGACTTGGCGGTTCGGTATTAGCTCACCGTCATCATTTTCTTTTGTAGGCGGACAGGTCAAGTCCTCTATCAAGTATAGCATCTCGCATTTCTCGCGCTTACTGTGCTTACGGCCACAGTATTTGCACCACTTCGCCGTCCGTGTTTGCTTATGCGGACTAGGATGCAGGACGTGCGTTAACTTGTTCCACCAAAGGATGAGCGGGTTCTCATAGAACGACCTCTCTTCATCGGCCGCTTGGACTTTCTCAAAGTCCCCTAGCGGGATAATCGAACTCTTACGTTTCTTCATGCGACGCCCATTCCCTCATCTGGCCAATAGCCGCAAAGAGGTCGATTAGAAGCAACAATAGTAATCGAACCATCAGTGCCGTCTTTCGTACATTCGACTATACGCATACTTTCAGGAGTATCTATTTTCCAATCGCGCCATAATAGTCTAGCGAGCGCCATGTCCATCCGTTCTTGTGGGGTTCGACGGAACTTCATGTCGTGGCGACGCTTAGAAGAACATTAGGATGGTCTATTGAAACCCGCAAGGCGTATTCTTCGAACTCCTCTTGCGCAACTGGGCTCAATGTCTCGCCAGTTATATCGTAAAGAGTGATACAAACGGCATTCTTCTTCTGCTGGTACGTCATTGCCTTTTCTTTTTTAGCAGCCATATTGGCTCCTTTTACTTCGATTTTTCGCTCTTACGAGCCTTATTATCTCTCGTCTGCTCCGATGAATTGGGCCTCATTCACATAAAGTCCCGTATGAGCGACTATTCGACTAGCAGCGTATTTAGCCGCTCTCTCATAGGCGCGCTGAGGCTGTTCATCAAGACTGAGACCTACATTATCAAAATCTTCATCCGTAAGGTCGCTCTCTAAAACAGGTATTTCGCCCTCAATAGCTATCATATATCGTTTCACATAATCTCCTTATTGATACCGCTGATCTCTCCACAAAAGTGTTTTATTTACATACGTACCATGCTCAATGCGGAACAGACCGTCAGGGTGGATGGTGACAGTCGCGAAACCCTGAGTCCAATCGGGAAGTACGCTGAAGTCTGGAAACTTTCGACCATTGCGTACCTGTTGGTCTATTCTACACATGCAGCCCGCTTCGGCTGCGGTCAATGTAGTAGTCTCACCATCAATATCATGGGTGGTTTTGTACACCAAACTTTGCCGATGGGAATGTCCGATTATTACGCTATACCCTAAATGGTCTAAAGTAGCCAATGCCGATGTACCTGAACCTTGACGCGCAATCCATCCGTGACGGACGGCTAACTTAGGGCTTAGATTAATCTGAGCTAAATTATAAGGCCCTTCAGGATCTACATACTCGACATTCAACTCGTCAAGGCGAAGTAGATGTGAAAGTGTAATAACGGGAGGACCCTCCTCCTCTGGTGTATCTGCACGCTTTAAACCGTAGAGCGGATAGACCGAAGGCTTATCAAGCAAAATGTTCCTTAGACGCTCATCGTGATTACCTGGGCAAAACCGCCAACGAGTGTGATTACTCGCAATTCGACGAGCGCGCCAAAGATCATAGGCTGACTGAATACAATCATTCACTTTAGCCGTATTCTCAGGGTCAATACGATATTTACTAATATCGGGCAGGTCAAGTTTATCACCAAGAGCTACGCCTTCGTCGGGTTCATTCTCTTCAAGCCAACCCGTAAAGAGATAATGAAGATTCTCATCATGAAAAGGGCATTGCTCGTCTCCGGTGATAACAATGAGACGCGATTTATTACTCTGAATCGTCTCCTTGATTGGAGGAGCTTTCCACCCATCTGAACGCGCAGGGAGTATCTCTAACTCAGGATGCTTTCGCTTGATATTAAGCTTGGCCTGATGATAAGTAACCATACCCTCATCGGCGCTTGGACCATTCCACTCGTTAATTGTAGCGGACGAAATTAACCAAGACTCGGGACTCAAACCGCGCTCCCTAAGCATCGTATCGGGGTCATCCAACACAAGCCCACTTGCGGCTGGCGTAGTTACATCTGCCTTATCACCATCGTGGTAATGCACACTTCCCTTACGAGAATCAATAGGCGACGGTGCTTCTATGTGATGCCGTTTACGAAATCGACGAATTGACTTCTCGGTCGTCTCTAAAGCCCTAGCAATGGAACTATTAGTCCCGCCCTGTTCAATCAAATCCTTAATTCGCGAGTAAAAAGGTTCCTGGTCAAGGCGACTTTGGTTCTGCGGTATCTGTTGATTCACTTGGTTTATCATCCTCACTAAGGTCGGAAGCTAGTACGTCGATTATGCCATACTTCTTCTTTTGCTCAAACTTTACTTTGGTCTTACTTGGAGTCTCTACTATCTTTTCTTTACCACTCGCTGTCTTCTGAAGTTCTTGGTTAGCTTTGAGAACAAACTCCTTCTCTGGTTCCATCACTATAGCAGACTCTTTTTCGACTTCAGGAGAAGATGCCAATTTAGTAGCTATTTCGTTAGCTACGCTTTGCATATAAGTAGCTTCGTGCTTAGGCCAATCATAAGACAAGATTTCAATATCTACTCGCGGCACTTCAGCTAACGAACCGAACTTATGATTATCTATAATGTAATCCACAAATGGTAAACCGAGATTAGGATTATCGGCCATGTATTCATCGAAGTCTGAACCCTCCTTAGCGCTGAATCGAGTAATGCCATCATTCGATGTGTTATAGGTCAATCCTGGGCGACGCTCATTGCTCACTTGCGGTACAGTACCCGCTGGTCCCGGGGCCATTGGGTTGGTTGGCGGAGGTCCGCCCCCTGGGGGCGCTGTACCAGGTCCTGCGCCTAATCCTGGGGGTGCGGGCGGCATTACGATAGCTTCGCCTCCTGGGCCTGCTCCTGGGCCTCCTGGAGGCGCTCCTGCTCCTGGTCCACCTGGGGCTCCGCCCATACCTTGAGTGGCTCCCTGTGGGGCTCCTCCGCCTGAGCCAGGACCATGCACCAGCACAGACTCACACTCGGCCTTGAGGTCAAGCGGTACAGGCAGACCTTTGACCGTCAGCGCATAGTATGTCTCCATCTTTGCCTGCTGCTGGGCGATGGTCTGCTCCTTTAGCTCAGTGTTATACTCGTCAATCTTGTCTTTGTACTTCCAATCCACACCAATGAGCAAATCGGCATTTGGCAATGGTACACCCATCTGACGTAGCTCCATAAGGAATTGACGCTCAGTAGCCTCGTCGCGTAAGTCAAAACTGGCGAATTTTAAGGTCGGAACTATTAGCTTAGGAACTTCCTTTATTTCCTTATTCCCTTCATCGTCGTAAACAACAACGCGCTCATATATAGGTATTCTCGTTTGACCCCGTTTTTCGTAGTCTTGATGTCCTTGAGCCTCGGCAACAACCAAAGCCCGTTCTCGATAATGTGCCTTGAGTTGATTCTGAAATGTCTTAAGGACCTGGTTCATAAACTCTGCCTGGAGGGCGCTCGATGCATACGGCTGCGAGTTGGAACCCGCTGAAAGGAGCGACGGATTGACCCCAAACACCTGCATAATGCGACGCTCAATACGGTCAAAATCATCGCCAAGACGAGGCATCTGCTCCCGTCCAAATACCGACGTAATGTCAAGCCCAAAGTGGTGAACCATGAGGCGGAAATCAGATGCAAGTGCAATATCCAGGTCATCACGTACGGACTCAAGCTCGGCAGGCGTTGGAATCCATGGGGGCAGACCCTCGCCCATATCCATGATTCCAAGCTTGGCCAAGATAAGCGGCGAGTAAAGACGCTCGGCAATAGCTTCTTGAGACGCGAGAAGCTTTTCCTCATAAAGCAGTGTACGAAGACCGCGTAGGAGAATCGGTGTTCCGTGGTCATCCCAGTTATTCATCTTATTGGCGACCTGCCGCATCATCACTGGAGAGATTGGAATATGCTCGCCCTTGAGTAGATACGGAATAAGGTCCGCATACTGCTCTTGGAGCAAAAACCACTCGCGCGCAGGACTCTTAGTCTGAGCGATACGACGTAGATAATCGGGCGGTACAATCTTCAACTGCTGTGTATTGAGGAATGGGAAGTTATCAATCACCACATCCTCTGGATTGATTAGCTCCTCATGCTCCCAAACACCCAAATCCTCATCAAAGGAGCCGAGACAAAAACACTCACCGACGCAGTTATGCGTAGCCACAGAACCGACATAAGAATGATCATCCTCAACCTCAATATTGTAAACCGGGCCAGTATATTCGCCCGTCTTATCAATCTGAAAGACCTTGACCCAATAGCCTTCATTTGCCCCTTGCCAACAACCAAACTGACGTTTCTGGAACTCTCGTTCGCCGGATACTCCAAGGCGTTCTAGGAATACGCGGGTATCTCCGATAGCCGGACCAACCATCCACCAACGGCAAAAATAACCGTTTACCGTAGTAGAATTAGCCTCATTGATAGTCGTAACAACACCTTGGCGACGTATCATACGCTCAACCTGAAGAGCCAAAAGGAGTGATGCGGAAGCAGCATGTACCCGAACGTCGCCGTAATGACCATCGCCGTCGAAGTATCCGCGCAAGAGATGAATCTGTCGTTGCGCAGGCAAGATCATCATCCACTCAGCAATTCGCTTATTGTTGTGTCCTGTACCAAGCAATGAATCAATCCATGCACCAAAGGCAATACTATAAACGATTACATTGATGCTGTTTTCGCTCGATCCGTGCGATATGTTAGCGTTGAGACCAAAGTCGGCGGCTATACCAACAACCCTTTCCGCATAAGCTATCTCCTTTGCATGTAAGGAGATGCGCACCCCATCCTTAGTAACCGCGCCCTCGGCAAGGTAAAGTCCAAAAAACCAAAGTAAATCATCAGTAAGGTCTATTTCAGACTTTAAGGGACTATGCTGCGCCCCGTAACCCAAACGCTTCCAAACATCTCCAGGGGTTAAATCTTTTGTAGTTCTACGTACCCAATTTCGATAGGTAATCTCAGAATCAGTCCATGTAATATGTTCAGGAATTGGCCATGTTGCAATCTCACTCTCTGAAGGTACTTGTAACCATCCTTGTAATGTCTCCCATATATTGACCACCGTACGGTCTTGAATACGTTGATCCACGGGCACAAAAAGTTCATCTGTTGTCGTAATCTCCTCAACGGGAATCCAATCTGTTTTTTCATCGCGGCGCACCAAGAATGGGTGCCCGTAAGTGTATCGCATTGGCAAACCATAATGAGGGCGCAACTTCACATATTTACCACTGTATTCGCGCGAAGATGAGCCCTTGACTGGCTTCAATACACCCTTGTGGGTAAGCACCATATCGCCTGCTTGAACCGACTCAATAGGAATCGGACCATCTGCGCCCTGAATCAACTCATCGGGTAGAGCACACCAATACTCACGTCCTAATCCTACGAAAAACTCATCATATTTCAGATTACGAAGGAAAATCTCCTCATAAATATCCTTTAGCGCAGCATCCTTTGATTCTAGTTCAATTCCTATTAACGGAAATCGAGTAAAGATATCAATCAGTGTCGGAACAAGATAGTGCGTTGCATAGTACAAACGCAGCCACTTGTGGAGCTTATGACGATGACCCT